CACAGCCAGTTCCAGGGACTAACGTAGTCCAGGAATCCACAACTGGAAAGGAGGTTCCATCTCCAGGATAAGCTGTATTAGTTATCAGTATAGGGCAATTGGTGTTATAAGTCGGGGAGTAATCATTAGGTAATCGCATAAAAGCGAACATTATAGCAGCTCCACCATTAGCACCAGTTTGAAAAGATCCTCGAGTCACTATAGATATCTTTCTAGAATCTATAGGAGGAAAAGCAGGAACACAAGGTAGTTCCATTTGAAGACACTCTTTAGAAACCTTTGCTCTCGGATGATAGCCATCAATCCCTATAAAGGGATCAATAAGCCATCGAGCATACAACTCAGCACAAGGACTAAGTCTAGTTCGTGTTGGTCCACGAGGAATACTCATAGGCAACTGAGAGTTCATATTGGGTCTTTCAGCCCAAGGATTTTTCTTTTCATTTCTTTTGTTAGGGAGGGGAACCCGTTTAGGCGTATCCACCTCCATCTTAACATCTTTGAGAATCTTCTTCTCAGCTTGTTTTATAGTTGAAGGAGGTCCCACTGTCTGAGCAGGACGTCTTCTTTGTCTATTATTATAAGTCTTTGGTTGACCATTTCCATAAGGGTTAAAGACTCCTTGCAACTGAATTACATGACCTAAGTGTCGAGGAAACTGTTGGTTTCCATTAGCATTAAAAGAACCAGGTCTAACAACTTTATTTTCACGAGGACAATCATCATTAGATGGAGTTTGATCTTTAATAAAATCTCTTACATAGGAAGGACGGTACATATCTCGAAGCAAGACATCGATACGCTTTACCTCGTCATCTTCTTTACACTTAGTTATGTCTCGAATATACTCATATCTAATCTCCAATTCACTAGGAGGAACAAAAGTAGAATCAATAAGATTTGTTGCTTGGGCTAACACGCTCGAAAAAGTATCAAGCTGAGTATCTCCAGTTTCACTTAAGACTAGATTCTCATATCCAGCAGTTCTCATCACACAAGTGACAGTTCCATCCGTATTAGAAGTATAAGTGGGTGGGAAAAACGATAAAGCAGATTGTTGTCCTTTCTTTATCATATGCTGATTTCCATAGGGGCTATACCCACCTTCTTTAAAACCACAAGACAATCTAGCAGTAGTTTGCGCTTCTGTTTCAGCCTCAATAAGTGGCAACATCTCCATCAAACTTTTACAAGTCTGTTCAAGATTCTTTCGGCATATAGTGTCCCACTCTAGGGGGTCTTGAGCACACACCATGAATCCTCGGGTACAAGCATTATTAAAAACACTGTGATCAGGAGTAAGAGCTACTGAATAACCCGAATCAGTATGCTTAATTTTACGAATCTGCCTCCATGAAGGAGCAGCACTTGGATAATTATAAGGTAAATTTTCTCGAAACATTTCTTTTCTTTCATTTTGTGAATCGTCAGCAGATTGTGTTTGCATCACAATCTTAACAATTGGCCCATCCGCCTCCAATGCCAATTGAAATCCACACTCATAGCCCATATACATAGTAATAATAGTCTGGGGACTTAACGCTCCTAAACAGACTATGGCCTTAATGGTTGGATGTCCAGCTCCGAACAAGCCAGAACTCGAATAATGCTGAAGAATTTTTATATAACATGAACGATACTCCTCCCAAACTTCCCGATGAGGGAAAAGCATGAGATACATCGAAAAACACAAAGAAAGAAATTGATAAGGTTGAGTCCTTTTATAAGTATAGAATAATGGAGACAAAAGACGATCCAAAGACCACTTAGGCAACCAACATCTATTTTCTTCAGAATAATAAAACTGAAATCCAAGAAAACTCAACTGAGAAACAGGAAGATTAAGTCCAATTCTGAACTCTTTCAAAACCAATCCATGAAACTCATAAAGACGATCAGTGACATATTTTTCGTCTAACATTAAGTCAAACTCAATAGAAATAGCAAACACATTATCGTCACCAAACAAAGCTACCACCTGCTCCCAAACAAGCTGAGGAGTAGGATACTTTCCGTATTTATCGTAATAAGCTGAAACCAGAACATCAGCAAACACTTCTTTAGCAGCTTCAATATTATGAGGGGTCGTGTCGCCAGCACCACTATTATTTCCCCTCTCTCTCATAACAACATCACCATTAGTCATAATCATAATAGAATGTATGACATTATCTTTAACCCACTCTGATAGCTTTATATAAGCATTTTTAAGCTCTTGGGAAAAATTGGCTGAATTAACAGCAACAACAAAGTCATTATGTCTTCTATTAGCAACATCTCTCAACCATATCTTTCGATCCCATCCTTTTACGTCCCAGTATCCCTTTATTGGAAACTTAGGTACACCCTGATCATCAACTTCTTCCATACGTGAAGCCAAATTATTAACTCCACCCGAAAAAGGGTTCATACCATAGTAGGACCACCCAAACATCTTTAAATTATCGTTGGGAATCATTCCAGTCCACAACTGAGCAAAAAGTAAATTAAAAGAAGGAATATTAAAAGTTCTTGACTTTTGATCATAAAAATCTTCTATAGCAGCGAGCTCTACCTTTCCTGAATTTCTATAATATCCGCCAAAGGACATTAACCAATCTATAAGAGCAATAGGGTCTTTGAGAAGGTCCTGAAAAAAAGGTTTTTCAACCAAATCTCGCCTCTTACTATAGCCCATAGTGTTAAACGGAAATCCAATTGGTTTATCCAACTCCATACGGGCAACTACCTCCGAAGGATCAGGAGGAGCAGCCGTGAGAGGAATAGCTAACAAACTATCCACCAATGACAATGCATAATAGGTCTTATGATCATATTTTTTCCAGGGACGAAATTCATCCAATCGCTCTTCTGCCTTCTCTATGGACTGGCGAGTCGGAACATTGTGAAAGAACTTTCCTTGAATAGTAGGTTCCCATTTCTTATGGAAAAGGGGGTCAATGGATTTTAATATAGTAGGTGCCATAATCAAGGAAACAGTATCACTATATCTAGCTTTAATTAAAGAGGAATTAAGCTGTCCCATAGGGATAAGTTCTTTATACTGTCTCTTAGTGGGCCCGTAGTGAATTAACTCAACACCAGATTCCAACTTACTACGATTTCGATGCTTTCCAGATCTTGAAGTAATAGAATAACCAAGATTATACTGAGAGTTAGTAGCGTCATGAATAAAATATACTTTCCCATCCACCAAATATGGAGATCC